GTGTTGCCCAGCATGTTGAGGAGTTCAAGCGAATTGCCCAACAAGGGGATGTCCCTATTACCGGAACAGTTCTGAAAAGGGTTGGAGGGTCTCACCAAGAGGACGAAATTAGACAGGCGTACCTAGCCCACGGATGGCCTATTCAGGAGCCCAAGCTCAGGCTTGTTAATGCTCAGGTCGATAAAGTCCGAGGGATAATGGAGTTAAACAAACTGTTTGTTTTTAGCGACCTGTATAATTATCTAGGCGAATTAGCGACATGTACATTTGAGGTTGGCGCGGATGGTCAGCCAACGGACAAGATAAAAGGCGAGAGCAGGTTCCATCTCTCCGCTGCGGCACGGTACATTCTCAGCGACTTTGCGCCTGAGACAGTGGCCAGACAGAGGCGGGAGCCAGTAACTTTAAGGAGTTGGTAATGTCAACAAGCGGTGAGCCTAAACCCACGGAAAGCAGCATTCGGGACATAGAGGGCTATCTCTCCCAGATATGGACAGATGCACACGATAGCTGGAACGATAAGGTCAGATACTACAACGGCACCTATGACGTGTGGCCATCTGAGCTGAGGGACCTCCGGCCATCGTTTAGGCCCCCAGTCGGAGCTGCGAAGGTTGATGGGGCAGTTGACAGCCTTCTAGCATCAGAACCCCTGATAAATCGTGTCCCTGAAACCCGTCAAGACAAGACAAAGGCAGATGTGGTGGAGACTTGGCTACGGGGAATTTTCGACACGGCAAGCAGCCATGAGCCAATCTCTATATGGAGACAGTCCAAGCAGAACCTCATGCTTCTAGGGACGACCGTCATTGAAGGGCCAATCTTGCTAGAGACGGCACCGCCCGAAGACCCAGCAAGGAAGCCTGGTGCGACTGAAGACGAGTGGAGGCAGGCCAAGTCTCGATGGGACTTCGAGCGGTCTAACTGGATGCCAATAAGGCTGAGGGTTCCATCGCCCTCAACTGTGCTGCTCGAACCATTCAGTAAGAGGCCAGAGGTTGCCATTAAGCGGGCTCAGTGGTATGCCAAGGACATCCTGGCAATGATGGATAAGAGGCGCAACAGACGCTATGCAACCTCGGAGGTCGGAATTTACAAGGGTACGACAAACCCTTACGAGCGGATTCCTTGCGTCGAGTACTGGTCACGGGACTGGCACGCTATGATGCATCCTGGTGGTCTGCTTTATGTTGAAGAAAACGCGTGGGGCTTTGTCCCGTTTAGTCATTGCTTTACGGGTTGGGGGCAAACATATAGCTCGTCGCAATCTGGGCCTACAGAAGAGGACCGGAGCGTTCAGGTCAAAGCTCTGTCGCGGGGCATTTTAGACGGCATCATGGATACAATCAAACTTTATGCCCAGGCTACCAGTGGAGTCCAGCAGGCCCTTATGGCTATGAGTTATATGAAGCGAGGCACGACACAAGACGCTGCCGACATGGCGCAGCAACTCGCAGGCGATATTGTAGGCGGCATAAACAGGAGTGACTTATGGTGGATGGACACCCCCAACTTCCCCAACTGGGGCTTTCAGGCGCAGGAAGAGTACAGGAGAATCATCGAGGAGGGAACATTCTCATCTGTTTTGGTAGGGGTCCGGCCAGAGGGGGTCAGTACCGTCGGGAGCCACGCGCTTCTGCGTAAGGACGCAGGCAGTAGGTTCAACCCCGTCATGGAACAGTTGTCCTCAATGGCGACCATTGTTGGCGAGAATATTCTTCGGCTCGTAGACGGCCTGGGAGAAAGTATGTGGGCCAATGGGGAACGTGTAGGATCGGCACAGATAAAAGGAAACTACGCCATCAATGTTCGCTTCCAGAGTAGCGACCCAGTAGTCAGATTCCAAGAGCTGGAACAGGCACGGCAAGATGTCTTGCAGGGCTTGATGAGTCGAGAAACATACTATGCTATCAAAGGCCAAGAGGATGCCACAGGCGAAGAACGACGCATCCTTGAGGATACCATTATGAAGAGCCCAGAAGTCCAGTCGTTGCTAGGCATGGTTGTCAAGCAGGGTCTAGGGCTGGGAGACCTCGAAACGGCAATCAGAGAGGCCCAGGGGCCACAAGTGCTTGGCCCTAACGGTCAGCCCGCGAGGCCCACCTCACCTCCTGGCGAACCACCCCAGACGGTACCGATACCACAAGGTAGTCCGCAGGAAGCAGAGTCCCTTGAGGAAGGAATGAGGAAGCTGTATAGGGGAGGACCATAAGGTAGCCTATGTGCAAGGGTGGGAACCAGACAGTTTACAAAGAGTGCGCCGAAACGGCAAAGGCTCATAATGGTAACCGGTTGCTATCTAATAAGGAAATCAAGAGCTTTATTCAGTCTAAGGGGGGTTGCCTTAGGACTCCTCTTGACAATAACCAGAAGCCTATGATAAATTCCTTCTCAGAAAAGGAATAGGGCTTTAAGCTCATATATCCTCATTAGGGTCTGGCATATGCACGGGCCAAGGGGTAATGCCCTTGGTCCATTTCTTTTATTACAAACGCAGAGGTAGGCCCTCGCAAGACGGGGTTCCCCCTCAGCCATACTGGAGGTTAAGGAACAATGCCAGACGATAAAGAGCAACTTGTCGTAGAAGAAGAGTCGCAAGAGCCCGAGGCTCCTACTTCTGAGCAGGCACCCCTCGACGGAGCCCAGGAAGGGCAAGTCGAGGCTTCCCCGCCAGAGCAGGAAACGGTAGCTGGCCCTCGCCTCACGGAACTAGAAGGGGCATTAGCAAGGGAAAAGCAGCTACGCCAAACGGCTGAAGGCAGACTCAAAGAAACTGACAAGAGCTATAAACGCCTAGAGCATATTATGCGGCGTTCCATTCCTGAAGAGGAATGGGATGACGTAAGCCAAGGGGCAGACCAAGAAGCCGAACTTGCAGCTTTGCAAGAGAAGGCAAGGAACGAGGTCGAAGTCGGCCTTGATTCTCTCAAGACAATGGCTATAAAGATGGAGAAGTCCTATGGTGACGATCCTGCCTTTGTAGAAGTGAGAGAGATGTACGACAACGGTCTCTATCTCTCGGCCAATGCCCAAATGCAAAAGCTCTACGATGCCAGTCTGGTTGCTAAAGCTGAGGACGCTCGGGTAGCAAGGGACACAAAGCGTGAAGCTATGGACATCGCCGCCCCAGCACCAGCAGCAAGCACTCCTGTAGACCTTACTGGACTTTCGGCCCTGGAACTTATCCGAAGGGGGCTGGAAGAAGAGCAGAGGGACTCCTCCAAACGCTCGAAAATTCATCAAAGTTGAAAGGAGTAAATAAGTGGCCCAATTAGATGAGTGGGCAAAGCTGGAAAAAGACCTCGTTATGAAGGGGGTCTACACCAACATTCTTACAGCCGATGCCCTAACACCACTTCTACAGTTTAAGAGTTTCGAGGGTAACTCCTTCGTCTACAACCGTGAAAGCGTTAACCCCACGGCGACATCTGTTGCTACTGTGGGAGCCACTTTCGCAAGCACACAGCCAGAATATAGCAAGCAGACCTCCTCGTTGGGTCTTATCTATGCCCAGTCCGACGTGCATTTGTATGTCAAGGACACCAGGGGCAGCGTCCAAGACCCAGAGGCCGTGACCATCTCGCTCTTAGCCAAAGAGGTTGGGCGGGAGTTGGCACGTCAGGTCGTTGTGGGAGACTCGGCTGTGGTTAGCACTGAGTTCAACGGTCTCGACAAGATATGTCGTACCGACACTCGGATGATGGCAATGGACGATGGTGTCGTTGACGGCCCAGGCGCAGCCGAAACGGAGCTGACTTTGGATCGCCTCGATGCCATGATTGACCAGGTAGATGACGGCAGGAGTAAGCCTGATTGCCTCGTTATGAATACCACGATGAGAAGAAAGCTCACGGCTCTGTCCCGTGTTTCGGGCAGCGGCGTGGTGATGAACGAGATAGACCTGTACGGGCATAAAGTCCGAACCTACGACGGCGTTCCGATCGTAATCTCGAACCACATCAGCGACTCTGAGCAGTATGCCGATTCCTCGACGTGGACATCCTCCACCGCAACTACCATCTTCGCAGTCAAGTTGGGCGAAGAGAACGAGGGTTTCACCCTGATCCATAATGGGTCTGTTCTCGAACCCCAGCATCAGCGATTGGCCATACCCAAGAATGAGCATGTCGAGCCACACAGACTTTATATCTATGTAGGTTCTGCCATGTTCTCGGCCAAAATGGTAGCAGCTCTCGGAGGAATTGATTCGGCGGCCTAATGCCGCAAGAGATTTCAGATTAGCTGAAAGGAGATAGAAATTGGCTGATCCGTTTGTAACTGAACCAAAAGCATTGTTTACTGGCACGGTAGGCTCGACCCAGGTCAAGGCAGGCGATGCCGTCTATTTTGATGGCACAGACTGGGAGCTTGCAGATGCCGACGACAACACCAAATTTGCCGAGGCTGTAGCGGTTAATACCTATGAGTCAGGAGCCCAAGGTGTCTTTGCCCGAGGGGGTATTATAGTGGACACCGATGCGCCCTACACTCAGGGGGACCAATACTACCTTAGTACCACCGCAGGGGGAAATACAGCTACCAGGCCGACTGGAGCAGTAAACCTCTGCCAACTGCTAGGCTTTGGCCTTAGCACCAGCCAGCTTGCTTTCGATATCCCGCCTGTGCGGGAACTCGTCATGGACATCCAGTATCCCTACTCTGGGCATGCAGCTCCCCAGGACAACGACAACGACTTCTATGGCTTGGGCTTCGACGACACTAACGCCGTAGCCGCTGGGGGCTTTATGGTTCCCCAGAATGTTGTAGGACTCGAAATCGCCTATACCTGGTGGTGCGGGACTGGAGTCGCACTGGACACCTCCGATACCTACACGTTTGATGCCAGCGCGGGTGTGGACGACGAAACCACCAGCGCGACTACTGACGGCGTAGCGGCTGCTGCGCTGACCGTGGCGGCAAATGACCTAGCTCGTGGCACCGTCACAACGGGGCTAGATGCTTCTGGCATCATCGAGCCGGGGAACTATGTTGGTATCGCTGTCCAGAAAGCAGCGGAGGGGTCTGGTGGTGATGATCCCATCATGCTTGGTACGCATGTCGTCTTGTTAGCTGTGTAAAGGGTTTTCCGGCCCTAAGCAGAAGGCGTAAAGAAAATTAGCGGGGGTGGGTTTGGAACCCTCCTTTAGGGCTTCGGCCCTTCCGTAGCCCGCCCCCACTAACAAAAGGAGCATATGGTTAAGCAGGCTGTCAGGGAAGCCATAACGAAGTACACCATTCGGAATGTCGAACTGGCTGAACTTCCTGTTGGCGTTGACCGTATAGGCAGAACCTTAACGCTTCTTGGCAAGGATATGCCTTTCGATGAATGGCTGGAAATCCGACGGCGCATCGACTTGATGCTGAAGCACGAACTTACGCCAGAGGAATGGATAGAACTCAAGGAGAAGATGGCTTGGCTAGGTAAGAGGGACCGTCTTCCTGGAGAACTGCAAGATCATGTCCAACCGGCAACTCAGCCTGCGGGGGATTTTCTTACCCGTAACTGGAGACAGGTAACAAATCATAGCGAGGGAACAATGAAGAAAGCCCCCTGGTGGCTAAAGTGGCTATATTCAGCGGTAGTAACAAAGGAGCAATATGTCAAACCATGAATTGGACAAAGTATCCAAGGGTTCACAAGAGAGACTTGATCCTGACCTTCAGGCTATCGTTACCGCCACGAAGGACTCGCCTGAGCTAAGGGCCAAGATGGCTAGGGCAGCCTTTGCGGCGCGTGATTGGCCCAATGAAAAGCACCCTGGGACGGTGAGGGACTTCCTTACAGCAAACGGCATACCCACCCTAGACACCACCAGGCAGGCACCGCCTATCTCAGGGCTAACGCCGCCCGTTTCGGGAATCACGACCAGTTAACTAGAAAGAGAGGTGAGACATCGCTAACAGCAAGTTAAAAACCAGGGCTCCATTTGTATCGGCAGAAGCCCTTGCCATGGGATCATCTGCCGAAAGCATAGCAACTGCCGGTGGGACAGTACCCCAGAATACCGGGGATATCTGGTTCTTTTGCCCCACAGGGGACAACGTACACTGGCATCCTACGGGTACGCCAACGTCCAGCTTCGGCCATGCGGTCACGGCGGGTAGTTGGGGTGTGCTACCACACTCACAGCAAGCAGCAAAAATTATATCCGATGACGGGTCAGACGTGACATTGGTTATAGTTTACGGAAGAGGTGCTGGCCGAGCAGACGCAGCTTACTCGTTAACTGCTCCGTATTAAAATAACTAAAATATAGCCCAGGGGAGAATGAGACCCCTGGACGGGAGGGAATGAGACTCAATGCAACGCAGTACTAAAGCACTAACCTCTGCCGAGAATATCGACATTGGCCTGAGCGAAGGCAATGCTCTTCTTGTGCAGCTTACCGGAACGGGATCGCCTGATGGCACGGTTGATTTTAAGTCAACAATTGATGGGGCGACCTATAACAACACCCCCTACATAGCCAAGGACTCCGTTACCGCGTCAAAATCTGTAGCCCAGCTTTCTTCCATAACCACGGCGACTACCTACATCATTCTGCCGCCAATGACTCAAGCCCGGATCGCTGTGGCTTCCTTAACCTCGGGTACTATTAGCATCGCGTGGCGAGAAATAGAGTACTCCCGCCCTTTTGATGGAACCCTCGGTGAGTTTTCCGACGATGAGAAGGTAACTTTTGGAGACGATGGGGACGTGGTCCTCATGCTCCGTAGCACCGCGCTATCGGCAGATGAAGAGCTTACCGATGTCATCGAGGGTACCAGCGACCATCAGGGAGTGGCGGCGAACTCGCTGCTCCTCAGTAATATCACCAATGACGGCGATGTCCTTATGTTGGTTAGTGATGGTGGGTCTTCTAAGGAATTCTTGCTGGCTAATGCGGATTCCGCAGACCTGGTCCTAGGCCACGGCATGAGTACGGTCAATCTCAAGACCGCTTCAGGGGACGTAACGCTTACGGCTGGTGACGAGAACGTCTTTAGCGGGACCACTTCTAACAGGTTCTCGACCCTGGGGGTCGTGGACGATGATGTTCGCTTTGCTGTTGGCACGACATCAGATACAGTCCTGTTCAATCGTTCGACAGCCTTATCCGCTGACGCTGAGATCAGTAACGTGATCGTGGGAACCTCTAACCATCAGGGCGTAGCTGCAAATAGTCTGATCGTGTCGAACATAACGACAGACGGCGACATAATCATGTTGGTCAGCGACGGAGGAAACTCCCTTGAGGTTCTTCTGGCCAATGGAGACACTGGAGATTTGGTCCTAGGCCACGGTATGGCAACAGTCAACCTGAAGACTGCCTCGGGAGATATCGTCCTTACCGCTGGCGATGAGAATGTGTTTAGTGGCACTACCTCCAACAGGTTTAGCACCCTGGGGGTTGTGGATGATGATGTGAGGTTTGCTCTTGGCTCAACCGCCGACACGGTCCTTGTCAATCGTTCAACGGCCCTATCGGCTGATGCCGAGTTAACTTCCGTCATCGTAGGTACAAGTAACCACCAGGGGGTCGCGGCCAACAGCCTCGTCCTCTCCAATATAACTTCAGACGGCGATATAATTATGCTCGTGAGTGACGGGGGCAACAGCTTGGAGTTTCTTCTGGCTAACGCCGACGCTGGCGATCTCCAAATAGGCCACGGCATGGCCACGGTATCGGTCAAGACTGCCTCTGGTAATCTAATCCTGGCCCCTGGGGGGTCTACGGTCACTACTATCACAACCGGCCAGATACTCAACGTTGCCG